AGACCAGTGCGACGCGGAGCGGGCGACCGATCGTGAGCACGCAGCCTCGCACCCTTCCGTCGCTTCCGCCGTCCGTGATGATCAGCCTGCTAGCCGCGAACATTACCACCGGATACATGCTGAGTAGCCAGAATGGGTTTATCGCCGCAGGTCAGAGACCTGTGCGCCTCCGCTAGTCCGCACTGAGTCCGCAACTGCATTGATCTTGGTTGCCCAGGCCGCATCGACCACCGATCGGGTGCGCTCCGCGGTGTCCTGGAACAGGTGGCTGTAGACGTCCAAGGTCATCGACGGGTTGGCATGGCCGAGCCGCCGGGCGACCACGACGACGGACTCGCCTCCGTCGATCAGCGTGCTCGCGTAATGGTGGCGCAGGTCGTGCGGGCTGGTGTCCTCCGGGACTGATGGCAGCGGCGGCAGGGTGGTGCGGCCGGCCTTGCGGTCCCGTTCCCGCTCCGCGGCCTTCGCGTTGACGTCGCGGACGGCTTTGGTGAAGGCCGCGCTCAGCCGGCTGTTGAGAGGGTCAACGCTGCGGGTCTCTCGTGCGTCGCGGACGGCCTGCCGCTGCGCGGAGACGTCGGCGCCAGGACGATACCTCCGGGCTGCCGACAGTTGTCCCGTGGCGTAACGCCGGGCTGCCTGGTCAGGGCGGGTGAATATGATCTGGTCGCGGCCGAGGCCGTAGGTGGCGATGTGCTCCGACAGCGCCTCCAGCACGAAGGCGGGTGCTGGCACCACCCGGGCGGAGCTTTTCGTCTTCAGTGGCGCGAGCCGGCCGCCGCGGCCGAGCTGCTGATTGACTGCGATGTCCCGGGTCATCCAGCGGATGTCCGGCTCGGTCAGCCCGGTGATCTCCCCCAGCCGCAGGCCGCAGCCGGCGCCGAGCAGCACCGCAGCCCGGCAGCGCGGTTCGATCGCATCCGCGATCGCCCTGACCTGATCGACGGTGAGCGGGATCACCTGCTTGGCCTCCACCGCCGGGCGCCTGATCGCCACACATGGGCTCTTGGCGATCAGGCCGTCGAGGACGGCGTTCTTGAAGATCAGGTGCAGCACCTTGAAGTAGTTGGCGACCGAGTTCGCGGATGCGCCGTCCGCTGCCCATGCGTTCACTAGCGACTGGACGTCGCTGCGCTTGATCGTGGCCAGGGGCCGGCCGCCGAGGACCGGCAGTATGCGCAGCCGCAGCGCCTGCTCATACTGGCGTCCGGTCGCCTCCCGCAGGTGCAACTGGCTGGTGAGCCATTCTCCCGCATAGTCGGCGAACCTGACCCGGCCGGCCCGCGGGTCGATGTGCTCGCCGCGGTCCAGCGCGGCCTCCTGCCCGGTGACCCACCGCTCGGCGTCGATCTTGCGGTCGAAGTGCCTGGCGTGTTCCTTGCCAGCGTGGTCGCGGTAACGGGCGCGGTACTTGCCGTCCGGCCGGCGCTTCACATTGCCCATGGCTCACTCCCCATTCTCGGTGGGCAGGGTCTCTATGCGGTCCGCCGTGACGATCGTGCCCGGCGGCCCCAGCCGGCCCGGGATCTCGGCGATGATCTCGTCCATCACTGAGCGTGCCTCATCTCGTGCCCGGTCTACGGCGTTGAACATCCGTATCAGTCGCTGCACCTGGACGGCCTTGGTGGCTGGTGGTTCCGCGTACAGCAGGACCTCGACCGGCACCCCGAGCGCGTCGGCGAACGCGTCGGCCTGGTCGATGGTCACGCTCCCGGTGGCCTCGATAGTGGCGACCCGCGCCTGGCGGAGCGCGTGGCTGCCGCCGAGCCGCCGGCCAAGCTCAGCCTGAGACCATCCGCGTTCCTCGCGCAGCCGCCGCACGTTCCTAGCGAAGATCGCCGACCGTGGTTCCGAGGCATCACTGTTCATAGCAATAGATGCTATCACTAGTCGCGTTGACAGCGCCCGGATTCGTTGGCTACCGTTCAGCCAGCCGGCTACTGCCAAGAGCAGAAGCTACTACTGCTGGGAGTGATGATGGTCGCTGGATACATGACGACCGCCGAGGTCGCCGCGCGGTTCCGTACCCCCGAGGCGACCGTCCGATGGTGGCGATTCAGCGGATACGGCCCAGTGCCGATCAAGGCCGGCAAACGCTGCCTCTACCCGGTCGAGGCAGTCGAGGCGTTCGAGGCGCAGCTGCGCGCCGAGGCGGCCGAGAAGGCAGCGGCCCGCACAGCCGCGGTGGGATGACCGGCAAGGATCGGCCCCCGGGTGGCGATTCCCGGGGGCCAGAAGACCAGCGCAGCGGCGGCAGGTCCTTCGCCATGGTAACGCCCGGCAAGGTGAATCACCCGCTAGCGCCTAACCCGTGCTGGGACGGTCACCCGCTCGCCGCGGCCGAGCACCGTCGTCAGATGCGCATGGCTGCAATCGCGCTCGACCGGCTGCTCGATGTTGGCAAGCACGACCCGGCCGGCCATCCCGGGTTCGTGTGCCCAGGCATGTTCGGGCCGGGTGGCCGGTGGGTGCCGTGCTGCCGGGGTGACGCCGCATGAGCGGCAGCGAGTGGCCCATCCTCGGCCCGGACGCCTTCTACGGCCCCGCTGGCGAGGTCGCCGCCGGCGCCGCGCCATACACCGAGGCGGACCCGGTCGCGGTGCTGGTGACGTTCCTGGCGACGGCGGGCTGCTACCTGGTCAACGGGCGCAGTCACGCCGGCTTCCCGCATGTGTGGATCGGCGACACTGAGCACCCGTCGCGGATCTGGCCGGTGCTGGCCGGCGCGACCGCGGACGGCCGCAAGGGAACCGCCGACGCCATCGTGCGCCGCATCCTCGCCGCGGCCGATCAAGGGTTCCTGAACGGCAACGTCGAGTCCGGGCTCACCAGCGGGTCCGGGCTGATCGAGCGCGTCCGTGACCCGTCGGGCGACGACGTGCCGGCGAAGCTCCAGCATCCCGGGGTGACTGATAAGCGGCTGCTCGTGGTCGAGCATGAGTTCGGCGGCACCCTGCGCCGCGCCGGCCGCGACGGCAACGACCTGTCCGAGCGGATGCGCGAAGCCTGGGACGGCCGGCCGCTGTCCACCATGTCCCGGTCGGCGAACCGGATGCGCGCCACCGGCCACCACATCACCGTCATCGGGCACATCACCCCGGGCGAGCTGCGGGTCCGCTACGCCGAATCGACCGACGTGGTCGGCGGCACCGCGAACAGGCTCTTGCCGTTCCTGGTGCGCCGGTCCAAGCGGCTGCCGGACGGCGGCGGCGCACCGGCCGGCGTCGTTGAGGACGCCGGCAAGCGGCTGGCCGGCCTGCGCGAGCACGCCAAGCTCGCGCTGCGCTACCTGCGGGACGACGCAGCCGAACGGTGGTGGTGCAGTGACCTGTACGCCGAGCTGACCCCCGGCGACGTGCCCGAAGGGTTCATCGCCCGGATGGTCGCCCGCGCTGCGCCGCAGGTGATGCGCACCGCGCTGATCTACTGCCTGCTCGACGCCGCGCCAGCCATCACCACGGAGCACCTCGCCGCGGCGATGGCGCTATGGCGGTACTCGCTCGCATCGGTGGAGCACATCTTCGGCAGCACGGGCGAACCCGACCTGGAGCTGCTCGCCGAGGCGGCGCAGGCCGCCGGGCTCAGCGGGCTGACCAGCACGCAGATACGCGACCTGTTCAACCGCCACAAGAGCAGCGCCGAGATCAAGGAACTGACCGACCGGCTGCTCGCCACGGGCGACTACGACGTCCTCACCGAACAGACCGGCGGCAGGCCCGTCACCCTGCTCATCTACAAACCAGGCGACCAAAGCGACCAAAGCGACGAAAACCCTAGCGGCTGACCTTCGGTCGCTTTCGTCGCTTTGGTCGCATCACCGGGAAGGAATGCAGCCCATGACGGCCGACAAGCCCATCATCGTGATCACCGAACCGCCGCCGGCCGGCGCCTCGCCGGCCTTACGCTGGCTTTCACCCCCCGTGCTAGCCGATACTCAGACCGTGACGCGGGAAGCAGCTGCGGTCGCGGTCATCGTCGCCCTGCTCGCCGGCTGGTACGGCCGGATGTGGCGCGAGCGGGAGGCCGACCGCCGCTTCGCGCAGACCCGCGCCACCAATGCGATGAAAGCCGTCTGGAGGGCGCGCGGGGGCATCGTGGTCGTGGGGATCGTCGTCGCGGCCACTGTCAACCTGTGGCTGCACGGCCGCGGCCGGTGAGGCGCGGCAGGCGCAAGCGTGGACTCGCCACCGTGGCCGGTCCCGGCATGGTGCGCCTCAGCACAACCCAAAGAGGTCTCGGCAGTGAGCACCAGAAGGACCGCAAGGCTCACCTCGCGCTGCTGCGCGACGGTGACCCGTGCCCGCGCTGCGGCCAACCGATGTACCGCAGCCAGCTCCTCGACCTCGACGACTTCCCGGGCCGCGTCTTCGGAGGGCCGCAGGTTAAGCGGCTGTCGCATAGGTCATGCAACCGGCGGGCTGGTGCCATCCTCGGCAACCGCATGCGCGGGCTGGCCAGGCCACGGTAAGCCGAACAACCATGATCGAATCGGTTTTCGCAGGTCACAGGCTTGCGCTGACCCCGGAGTCGCCTGTACGCGCTGCCGTCACCCTGCGCTGACGTCAGCGTGCGACACTAGATCATGGCCGACGACGGCGCCACCCGGACGCGGCGCTGGAAGGCGCATAAGCAGGGCGATCACCATCTGTGCGGGCCGCGCTGTGACGCGCTGAGCGCCCCGGTGACTGCGCCCGCGGCCGGTGACATGGGTGATGGCCCGGTTGACGTGGACGCGGCGCTGGAACGGCAGGCGCGCAGGCTTGAGGCCGCGTGCGAGGCGGCCGAGGGCAACGCGGTGCTGGAGCGGGAACTGCGGGCGACACTGCTGGCCCTGCGCGGCCCCGGTGAGAGTGTGGATCGTGAGCTCGCCGAGTTCGACGCCGCTTTCAGCGCGGCCTAGGTGGGCCACCCCGGCGACCCCGGGGCGGGCGCATTTCGCTGGCAAGGTGGATGTGGTCGCCGCCGCGCTGGGGTTCGGCGGCCCCGGGTTCCGTGGGCTGATGCCGCACCAGCGGCAGATCATCGCGACCGGCACCGAGACCGATCCGGCGACCGGGCTCCCGGCCTACCGGCAGGTCGTGATTGAGGAACCCCGCCAGCAGGGAAAGTCGGTCGGCACCTTGTCGCTGATGGTGGCGCGGTGCCGGGACGCGCCGGGGACGATGGTGTCCTACTCGGCGCAGACCCGGCTGGCGGGCCGGCGCCGGTTCCTGGATGTGTGGTGGCCGCGGATCCGCCGGTCGCCGCTGCGCAGGCTGGTCGATGTCCGCAAGGGCTACGGGTCCGAGGCGTTCGTGTTCCGTAACGGGTCCATGATCATGCTCGCATCGGGGACCGAGGCGTCCGACCACGGCGACACCCTCGACCTGGCCGTGATCGACGAGGCGTGGGCGCAGCGGGACGCGACGATCGAGCAGGCGCTCAAGCCCGCGATGATGACGGTTCCTTCGGCGCAGCTGTGGGTGGTGTCCACGGCCGGCAACGAGTTCTCGTCGTACTTCCGGGGCAAGGTGGATGAGGGCCGCGCCCAGTGCGAGATGGGGGTGACGGACACCGCGGCGTACACCGGGTACTCGGCGCCCGATGATGCGGACCCGGCCGACCCGGCGACCTGGTGGGGTTGTATGTCGGCGCTGGGGATCACGGTCAGCGAGGAGACTGTGCGCGCTGACTTCGAGACGATGGAGTTGAGCGAGTTCCGGAGGGCTTATCTCTGTCAATGGCCCGAGGTCGCCAACCCGGGCTGGCGGCTGTTCACCGAACAAGACTGGCTGGAGGCGATCCGGTGACGCTGGCGATTGGGCTGGAGCTGATGACTACCCCGGACATCGCGGCCGCGATGCAAGCGGCGATGGATGGCGAGAACCGGCGCCGCGAGCTGGCGAGCCAGACGCCGGGCCTGGG